TGTGGCTGCAATGTCGGTGCTGATTTCTAATTCGTTCATTTTTTGTTCCTTGCAGATATTGCCTTGGCTTTTGCCTTGGCGTCAGCCTTGGAGCTTGCGCCCCATGCCTTGAGTGACAGCAGCAGCCTGGTCGGCTCGCCTGCCTTGTATTCTGGACCAGGCATGCTGCCCATGCGCGCCAAGAAGCTGGCTCGCCTTGGATTATCGCCAGACTTGACCGGCGCTTTTAAGTTCATGCCCTCGGCCTTCGCGCTGGCGCGGCCCTTGGCATTTAAGCCGCCTGACGGGCTTTTGCCCTCTTTGCGCTGCCAAGCTGGGGTCTTCATTTCTTTGGCTTCTTTGCAGTCTTGGCCGCAGCCTTAAAAGCAGCAGCTGTTGGCGCGCCTTTAGCGCCAGGCTTGCGCATCTTCTCTTTGCTGCCAGCGGCTATGCGCTCGCGCTTGGCTGCGATATTGGCGTAGAGTCCAGCTTTCATTTCTCTTCTCCCTCTTCGTAGTCTTCGTAGTCTTCACCCTCTTCCATGTCTTCACCCTCTTGCTCTCCGGTGTTGGGTCCACCCACCACCCACGCATCGCAAGTTCTTGAGGCCGCGCACTTGAAGTCAAAAATCTCACAGTAGCCAAGGTCAGCCAGCTTGATTGTTCCCCATGGGTCAGCTTCCATGCCAATGCCTTGGGCAATGCACTGCTTCATGTTGTCAGACACATTGAAAGCCGCGCAGTTACCGCACAGGCTCTGCTTGGCGTCATCCATGCTGACATCCCACTGGTCAGCCTTTTTGCGCCAAAAAGCCTCATTGGGCAACTTGGGATTCTCAGGGCCATAAGCCGCGCTGGTGATTGCCTTGGCTCGATTCTTTAGGTTTAGCGTGATGTCTTGCGTGGGCATAGGGCAGTTCTCGCCCTCTTCCATGCCCTCGCCCTCTTCCCTGTCCATGACCTGGCTCATGGTGCGCTGCATGGTGGCCATTATTTTTTCGCCTTGTTCTTTGCTGTGCGCTGGCCGCGCATGGGCATCTTGGCCTCAGACATTGCAATGGCAATCGCCTGCTTGGGATTCTTAACCACTGGACCACCCTTGCCGCTATGCAGCTTGCCAGCTCCAAACTCTTTCATCACAGAGCCGACCTTCTTTTGCGCCTTACTCATTGCCTTCATAGGTTTCCCCTTTGGTTTGTCAATACCCGAATTATGCAACCCGCACAAGGTTTCTGCGCAGGGGCTGGCTCCATTTGCTTGAGCCACTGCTGCCGTACATCCCCGCAATTGCGTCACTTGCAAATGTCAGGACAAAGGCATCGGCCTTGTCAGGGCTTGGCAGCCCCCGCCGCCTGATCTCGTCTTTCCCCTCAATGGCGATCTTGCCATTGCTGGTGAAACTGTACCGCACTGTGGCCAGCTCACTGATCAAGACATCATCCTTTGGCATCTTGCAGTCCCGCGCCTCAAGCCACGCCCTTGCCCTGTACCAAAGCTCTGCCTTGAGATTCCTGTATGTCCCACCCATCGCTGGGCTTTCACTGACATTGATCCCTCTGGCCGGCAGGCCCAGCTCCCTCAATCTGTCCACCACCCCAGCTCCGAGGCCAATGCTATCGACCAATATCTCTTTGGGCTGCTGGCTTGGCGCCAGTGCCTGGTACTCGGCCACCACCGCACCAGTCAGCTGCATCAGGTCCAAATTCTTCCAAGTCTTGATGCTCTCAGTCACCGCATTGCCCTGCCTTTTACAAAGCGCTGACCGGTCACTACCAAACCGCGCCACATCCAAGCCCCAGATCATGGGCGCGTACTCGCTTGGCGCCACATCCCGATTCACCGCACTCTCCAGCAAATCCATCGCAATCACTGTATCGTCATCGCCCTTGGGGAATTCACCAATGACCCTGATCCGGTAGACATTGCTGTCCTCGCCATAGCGCATGGCCATCTCTTTGACATACTCATCACTCACCCTCGGTGAGTCGGTACATGCCACCTGAAATGTGGTCCACTCATCAGACAGCCTTGTGTGGGTGTCATAGAAAAACCCACTAGACCGCACCGGATTCCCCAAAAGCAGCGTCACAGCGTTATGCCCCGACATCGAGCCAGCCGCTGCCTCGAACACTTGCTCTGGCACACCAGACGCCTCATCGGCCACCAGCATCACATTCTCTGAGTGAATCCCCTGCAAAGCCTCTGGCTGCTCGGCCCTGCTAGTCCTTGCCGAGATAAACATCTCAGTCGGCGCGGCATTGAATTCAATCCTCTCTTGCTTAACTGTCAGCAGCCCCTGCAAGGGCAGAGGCATCGCGTTGATCCACCTCTTTAGCTCCGCAAACATCGCGTCATAAAGCTGACTGCTAGTCGGCGCAGTCACCACCACCTTGACAGGACTCCTGGTCATAAAGTACCAGAGCATGGCCCAGCTGCTTGCAGTGGATTTACCCACCCCGTGGCCAGACCTCACAGATATCTTGCGATCCCCTCTCGCTATCGCCTGCAAAAACTTCACTTGCCACGGGTCAGGGTCAACCCCCAGCACCTCTTGCACAAACAGCACAGGGTCAGGCTGATACCTCTGCACCCACACAGCAAACACATTGTCTTTACTCATGGATGGATCGTCTCATAAATGGCCCATGCTTTAGGACTCATCGCCCACTTATGCGCAGCAAGCTCATCAGTCCGAACCAGTATCAACAAGTGATATGTCATCGCCAACTCAAACTGCCCCTCATCAATCGCCTCCATCATCCGAATCTTTAGGTCCAGCAGCAACACACTCAGATGCAGCGCAGTCAACAAATCAGTCATTTACTCTCCCTCGCCTGCTTCAGATTCCGACCAGTCTCCCGATTGGTCCAACAACTTGCACATATCCACCTGGCAGCACTCATCTGCACCCCACCCTCCGGCGGCCTCATCTCTTCACACTTATTGCACAGCCTCAACTTATGCCCATGCACATTCCCATTCAACCTCAAATGGTTGTTCACAAAATTACTCTTCATTTCCTCGCGGGACATTCCCGCCCTTGTTTGCAATCCTGATGACAGGGTGGACACTTCCTGTCAATAAAATCATATTCATTGATCCACAACCTAGAAACCAAACCACAGCTCGGCCCAGTTTCTTGTGGTGGTGGCTGCTCTTTTTTTCTAAACCAATTAAATAAATTAAACATATTCATTGGATTTTCTGAATCTTATTATTTTGGTGAATTAACCACTTATCACCTAATAATCGAATCGCCTTAATATATTGTTTCTGATTATGTCTGTTTGTACTTCTCGGCACATATTGCACATTAAATAACTGCCGCACCTTTACCAGCATTACTGTATTCATATTATCCCCACGATCTGGTTTATATCCACCCATGTGTGCCAAACAATTGTGCCATCCAAGCTCATCAGCTTGCAAAACACCTTCGTCTCTTTAGCCTCATCAGTGTCTAAGACTATCCACTCCTGACCCTTTATCACCACTGTTGCCTGCTTCGTTTTCATTCGTTACTCCTTTGTTTGTGGAGATTGAATTGTGAAGTGTTTTTGCGTTTTATGTCAACTAGTGCAAAAGATTTTTTAAAAAATTTTTTTTGTAGGTGTTTAGTGCCGCCACAGTCACCCCCGCCGCGACCGGCCACGGGGGGGGGTCGCGGCCACCGCCCGCCAGCCGGCCACCGCCGCCGCTGGGTTGTCCACAGACTTTTGTCCACTTCTATCCACAGATTCCTGTGCATAACTTCATCAGTAACACCAGAGCATTACTTTTTCTGTGGATATCTCCAAATCAACTTAACATAATGGTCATTGTGTTAAGTAGCTGAATCATTTGGTATTCATTTACTGCGAATTGTCTATTGATACGATGCTGCGCTTGCGCAGTGCATCGAGCGCCATGCTCCCCAGGTCGATGTTGACCAATGGCTGCTGCTTGTCGCCATACTCGTCTGGCGCCTGCTTAGAGGCCAGCCAGCGCCTTGTATCGACCCGCAGCTTGGCCACTTGCGCCTCTTGCGGCGTGGCAGCGTCTGCGATTTCGAGGGTCTGCTCTGCTAAACTTCTCCCGCCTCGCGTGCGTGCGCGTGCGAGAAGCTCTCCCCTCTTCGCATCTTTTTCTACCCATTTGTAGAAACCACCGATGCTGATGTCCAAAGACCTAATCACCGAATCGATTGTCTTACCCTGTGAGATGTGGTCAAACACCATGGCCTCACCGCCAAAGGCGTGAATTTTCTTATTGATCCCAGACATCTCTTTGCGCTCGATTGCAGCCTGGTCACGCTGAGTGAGCTGGCGCTCGACAATGTTGTCAGCCAACTCACTCAATGTCTTTGCGCTCTTTTTCGGTGTTGCCATTCAGATAATCCTCAATTGTTTTGATTGCTTCGGCAGCTGATCTTGCGACCACTGCCCGATAACCTTTTGCATTTAACTGCAAATTTACTGCACTTTGTTTGCCCGATACCACTCCGGCCTTGGTCTTCATCTCCACAAACAGCGCATGAAACCCGTTTTTAGGCTCTAGGACACACAAATCAGGCATCCCTGCTAAAACCCCCTCAGAATGCAGCCTAACGCGCTCTGAGGCCGTTCTATCGCCTCCATTGGGTATTGCTGCAATGATGATGTCCGGATAGAACGCACGAAAGTGCTGCACCACCTTGACCTGGTCAATGTGTTCAATGCTTTTCCTTTTGCGTTTTAAGTCAACCACCATTCCTCGGATTCTACTGCCGAGGGCTTGGCCTGATACATGTGGCATCGGTGCTTGACATCTTTTGGGAATACGGCAAAGCCAGTTGGGCTGCACTGGTGTTCGGTCCATGTGACTGTTGCCCACCCGTTCTTGATCTTTGCTTCTTTCAGCATCCACTGGAGTGGCTTTGCGTTGACTTTCCTGATCTTCTCCATCAGCTCTGCTGGCATGGACTTGCGCTGCGGTACAGCACTGCAATGCTTGCACTCATGGCAAAAAACCCTGTCATCCCACTCATGTGGATAACTTGTGGATAACTGCTCAACTTGTTGGACCATCATTTCTCCTCAAAAACAGTAAAAAGTAAACCGGTATGGACAAAGGAAATTTACCGCTTTACCGCTTTACTTTTCACCATCACAAAACTGACCAGATTGGCCTGTGGATAAGTGGGTCTAAGGACCCCACTTATACCAACAGACCTGCCTTTATCTAAACAGGTATACCGCTTTACTACCGCTTTACTACCGCTTTACTACCGCTTTACCGCTTTACTTTATTTGCACCCATCCAGTGCCTACTTGGTCCTGACAGAAGCGCTGGAATATGGCCGCGCCAACAGCCCGTCTTGCGTAGCTTTGGTCGGCCTGCGGCACTGCCTGGTAGATGTCTTGCCACTCCAGCTGGTGCATGTGCTGGAGTTCTTTTGGGACTGATGGGCGCCCTGACCCTCTGCGCATGATGACAGCGCCGCCCTTGGCGTTGATGATGGACTGGACAAAGTTGCAGGCAGCATCTGCTGCGTCTTGGACTTGCTGCTGCCGTTTATCGTTCTGCCGGTCATTGGCTGCCTGCCTTCGGTCATCCTCTGATGACTTTTCTGGCACGACAAGCAGCACCATCTGCTCTTGAATGTCCCCGTCTTCATCCAGCACAGTGTCTGCAAAGACATCTGAGTTGAATTTGATTTCTCTGAAATTGGGCTGGTATCGGGTCTTGACCAGGCGCATGTATCTTGTTTTTGTTTCGTCTTCAAAGAGAACACCCGTCAATGTTGCATCACCTGTGAATGCTGATGCTCCACGGGCTGTGGCATCTGAGTCGGCCTTGCTGATGGTCTTGTTGGTGTGTGTGATGATGCACACTGGCGTGTCCAGCTGGATATATATTGTTTGTTTTAAGGCTGCAATATAAGCACCGACTTCAGAGTTGTCATTCTCATTATCAATATCCATCGTGGCATTGGCCGTGTCTAATACTAATAATGGCCTGATATTATCAATCGTGTGATTTATTACATTATGTGCAAGCATAAGTAAATCTTTCACATTTGATCGCTTTGCATCGATGATGACAAACCATTGGGATAATGTTTGAGAGTTAATCCCATAATGCCGTGCGTAGCCAGTTAATGTTCTTTCAACTTGGTCCGAGTCTTCAGTCACTATGATTGTTTTGCGTTTTTTGGTCGCTGTGAGTTCGCAGTCCTTGGCCTTGATCCCTGCCATGACCATGCATAAAGAGATCACTGCTGTGGTCTTGCCGATGCCAGGCTGACCGGCAAGTACCATGAAGCTGTGCGCCCAAAAGCCTTTGACCATGTAGCGGATGGGCTTGATGGCGCCAATCGATAGCTGGCGCTCTGGCCAGCCTTGGGGTGATGGTGCGTCTTGGGCCACTGGAGCAGCTGGCGCCTGTGCCTGGCTGATCACAGCTGCAAAGTCTTCCACCGCTGACTTGCGCTCGGACTGCTTTGTTGGAGGCTCCCAGCCAGCATCTTTGGCGTGTTTGAACAGTGTGCCGATGCCAACACCCTTGCCCTGGTGAAAGCTCTTCCAGTGGACTTCAATGTCCTTTGTGCCTTGAAACTTTTGGCCAGCCATGGACCATGTCATCCATGGGCCGAGGCCTGCCTCGCCAAATTCGGTGTGCAGCGCTTGGCCGATCTCGATCCACTGGTCGTAATCGCAGTCTGGGGAAATGTGGTGCAAAGCCTTGATGGCGCGATCAATATCGCTGTCTTCAATCCTTGATCCTAATTGGGTGAAGTCAAATGATTGGCTAGGTGGCGCTGATGGGGCAGCAGGCTTTGGCTCTTGGAGCTGGTGCTGCTCGATGATCCCCCAATCTTTGAGCAAATCGTAGAGGTCTACGGCCTCTTGGAATTCACCGGCCACATTGTTGCCGCTGAGTAACACTGACTTGCCTGCACTGTTTGGCAGGCCAAATACTTCAAGCTCTTGGCCGCCGCCCAGCTTGTACTTGGGGAGGATCAGGTCCTTGACTGGTGGGACCTTGACCCACAAAAAGACATGGCGGCCACGGCCACTGACTGACACTTCGGTCAGCATGTTGTTGGCCTTAACGAATTTCGCCATGCGCTGGATGGCCACATTGGTCGGGCCACTTGCGTGTTTCATATCCACATCGAGGCAGACCAGATAGTCACCTGATGGGCTGATGATGGGGCGCTGCTGGACAAGGCCAAGGTATTGGCCGTGTGGGGCATCTTCCATGGACCAGATGTCTTCGGCACTGTAGAGGTCTGATGGGTCGGTGTCCCGTGCCACACCTTGGCCGCTTCGCTTGAATGGAATCTTTTTGGAGCCTTGCAGGGCAAAGGTACAAAAGACAGCATCAGGGGCGACAGCGCCTATCTTGCAGGCCACACTTTGGGACTGCTGGAATACATTGTTTTGGGGTGTTTCAGTTATGATTGACACTGAAATTCCTTTGGTTTGGGGTTTCATTTAGTTGCCATGAGAGTTGAACTTTGACCTGGTAGTGTTTACGCGCTGCCAGGTCTTTTCTTTTGGCATGAGGTTTGGATTCTATTCCTTGGCCCTGACAAGGCTGGCCGCAGCGACCTTCTCACCGACTAGGTCTTCGGAAACTTCGACCCCAAGTTTTAAGACAGCGCTGGGTGACTTCAGCTCCCACACACTCAAATCATTTTTAAATGCCTCCATGACCAGCTTCTCATCCTTCCAGAATTTGGTCTTGCGGCCAGCTCGCATGGTCCAGCCAGTGATTGCTTGGCCGTTGGCAATTTGATCTTTTGCAGCAGACTGCACGGCATCGGCCCATGCGGCCACCAGAGCTGCGTTGTCCAGCATCTCAGGGGTGACAGTGGTGTCGGGCTTGAAATCGCTTCTAGCGGCCTCTTGGACCTTCTCGCGCATGGATGGGCAGATGGTCTTGGCCTTGCAGTAGCGGCAGGCATCGGGTGATGGGCTTGTTGGTGCATCGCTTGTGAGCGCCAGCTCGGCAGCGGCTTTCAGGCGCTGGCCATGCTCGATCAGGTCTTGGCCTGTGACTGTCCACTTGCTGTGGCCAACACGGGGCTGGAAGATGTGCATGGTGCATGTGATGCGCTCTGGCGCTTTGAATTGCCTCATGGCGCCAAGTGCATAGGTCAGCAGCTGCTTGTTGTCTGTAGCGTCTACAGCCACACGGCCAGTCTTGAGGTCCACGACATGGAGGTGGTCCCCATCGACCAAGACTGCATCGGCTGTGCCGCCAAGCGCTGGGTGCAGGGACTTGAGGCCTTCATCGAGGCTTACTTCGATGAGCTTTTTGCGCGGATTCTCGACCAGATTGTTGACAAAGTCTGCATAGCTTTGGGCCATCGCAATGTGGTCCTTGTCGGTGTCGGCAGGGATTGCATGGCCAGACAGAATGATCTCAGAGAGTTCATGGATTGCTGTGCCGATGGCAGCAGCCTCACCGGCTGGCTCATAGGGCATGAGGGATTCAAGCCTGTAGCTGCCTGGGCATTGCATGAATCGGTCGGTGCGGGATGCTGAGAGTCGGGCGTGTTTACGGGTTTCATGTTGCATGGTTTCTCCTGGTTAAATAAGTGTTGCTTGCTTTGGGCCGAGACTGATTAGGTGTTTATGGTGTCTTGACAGTGGCAAGTTGCTGGTGATAAGGATTGACTTTTTGTTCTCGCCATCTGGCTTGACAAACCGGTCATTGATTTCATTGGCATCATTCCATTTCATTGAGACTGATTCCCTGATTTCTGGCAGCCCTGATGTCTCGCCGATCTTGGTCCAGTTGTCGGCCAGATAAACCGAGCCAGGCTTGTTGCCACCAATGGTGGTGATGATGGCTCTCAGGTCGTTGTTGTAATACTCAAACCAATCTAGCTTTGCGCGCTTCCTGATGCTGCTCAGTATTTGAGTGCCAGCATTGGGGATTTGCTCACGCATACAGAATCTTTTGTTGTCAGCGACTTCGTTAAAAATCTTGTCAAACTGGCTTTGAGACATGGAAAAGTAATTCAGTATTGCCTTGGGTGTTGGCTTAAATCCACTGCCAATCCAGAATGTGCCAATGTCTTTGCTCTGGTGCTTGATGATGTATTTAAGGCATCGGCCCACAGTCTTTGAGCTGGCCACATAGCTGTGGTGCTGCTCGACTATCTGGTCGGCAATCAGCTTGTCTTGCTCGCTCTCTGCGATCCTGATCTGAATATCTGATTTCATTTCTGGCCTCAAATAATCTGGTTGACCACATTGAGCTTCTTCAAGACCTTGGCCAGCACATTGTGGTCAAGGGATGCCCTGATGGTCAGGATGTAGATGACGGGTGGGATGCCGGATTTGTTGATGTTCTCGACCCTGCTACTGGCCTGCTCCAGTGCCGATGTGGACCAAGTGCATTCGACAAAGACAATGGTGTCGGCAGCTGAGAGGTCAACACCCTCAGACATGGCGGCAATGTTGCCGATGATGCATTGGGTCTTGCCGGTCTGGAAAGCCTCGATAGCCGCATCGCGTCTGGCCCGTGATGTGTCTCCCACCACAATGACCGGCTTGTGTTCTTTCAGCTCCTCTTGCAGGGCAGCCACCACATCCTTGTGGTGCGCAAAGACCACCACCGGCTCATTGGCCTGCAATAGGTCATCGATGAATTCACTGGCAGCCTTGACCTTGCGCATACCGGCCTCGCGCATGATCTCGGCCAAGCCTTCAAATGCCATCAAGGCGTTGGGATTGGCCACCAATGCATCGGCATCAAATGCCTGCTCTCGCTTGTCATTGGCCAGGTCAAAGGTGATCAAAGACACTTGCGGGTCTTTGTAGTCCTTAAAGATATTTTCTTTTTTGCGTCTGAGGACATGGGGCCGCATGAGTTCTTTCAGCTCTGGCAGATTGCTGGCGCCGCTGGTGTCGAGGCCCCATGGCGCCGACCACATCTTTGCGTATCGGGCCGCAAAGTCGTACCAGCCGCCTCGGTAGATGCCAAGGCCGTGCAGTATTGGCCACAGCTCGATGGGCCGATTGGGTATTGGTGTGCCAGACAGGGCATAGACATGGCCAATCTTTTTCATGGCCAACATGGCGGCCTTTGTCCTGGCAGCCTTTGGATTCTTGATCCTATGGCACTCATCGAGAACTAGGGCGTTATATCTGTCCACATGCGTAACACCATATTGCAGCACATCGTAGTTGATGATGGTCACATCGGCTGAATTTGGCTGGCCTGCATCGCGCTTGCCGTTGATGACATGCACCGAGACATTGGGGGCCAGCTTATTGAAAGCCGCCTCCCAGACTGTCTTGGCGATGGCTGGGCAGACGATGAGGGCTGGGAGGTTTTCTAGTGCAGCAGCTGCTGTGGGTAGCGTCTTACCAACACGGGGTTGGTCGGCCAGTATGGCCCTGCGCCTAGAGAGCAAGAAGAGCTTGGCCTCTTGCTGATGCGGGAATAACTGCATGATCGTTTCCTTCGTTTAATTTGTTTGCATCATATCCGATTTGTGCTAAAGTGCAATTTCTGTTTAATCGCAGAAACCGATGTAAACCCTTAACCCTTAAACCCTTAAAAGGAAAAAACCATGACACGAGTCGTAACCGGTAAAGTTCGCTTCTCTTATTTCTCAGCTTTGACAGCTCGCAAGAATGAGATGAACGGCAAAGAAGAGTTCTCAACACAAGTGCTGGTCCCAAAGACCGACACCGAGACTGTCAACCAATTGAAAGCGGCAGCCAAGGCCGCATTGACCGCCAAGTTTGGGGACAAGATTCCAAAGACTGTGCGCAATCCCTTGCGTGATGGCGATACCGAAACCAAGTCTGATGGATCACCACTTGGTCCAGAGTATGCGGGTCACTACTTTTTCAACACCAAGTCAACCACCAAGCCTGGCGCTGTGGACATGCATGGCCACGACATCATTGGCAGCCAAGACATTGTCTCTGGCGACTATGGCCGTGTGAGCTTGAATGCTTATGCCTATGACCAGGCTGGCAACAAGGGCGTGTCGTATGGCTTGAACAACATCATGCTGCTGGCCAAGGGTGAGTCGCTTGGTGGTGCAAAGCCAAGTGCTGCCAGTGACTTTGGCGTGGTGGCCGGCAAGGCGCCAGCTGCCGAATCAGTCGACAATGACTGGTGATCTGTCCTCGATCAGCTTATTGAGCGCAATGTTCAATTGATTGACTGATGTCCACAAAGGCTCCACAGTTCCAGACAGCCACCGGCTGACTTGGGACTGCTGGATGCCAGCGGCCTCGCACACCGCAGCCATGGTGATCTTGTGAGCCTTGGCCCTTGCCCTGATAGTGTGAATTGATTCCATGGGCGCATTCTAATTGCGGTATATGTATAAAAACAACAGGTAAAAAATAATTCTTTACAGATTGTTTATTTCTGTCAGAATCTGTTACTCCTAAACACCTAAACGAAAGAAACGAATGAAAACGACAACTTTTACTGCTTATGTGGCTTCTGATTTGTTTAACGCTGGTTTTGCTTGTGATGGTCATCCATTCATTGCAGAACAGTTTTATGTGTTGATCGAGAATGCAGCTGGTAAGCGCTTTCGTCATCAAGCCATTTTTAATGGCACTCAAGAAGTTATTTGCCCAGAGTCTGGCGATTCTTACTTTCCCGATTTACGCGCAGAGGCTTCTGCCAAAGCAGAGCGTTTAGCTGCTCGCGTTAATGCAGCTCTTGAGGCTGGTAAGTTTATTTCTCCTACATTTTGGGATGAGATCGATCCAGCTTATGGCTCTGATGAGTATGTCGATCAAGGCACAGAGGCCAAGCGCTTATTCGCTGAGAAAGCCGCAGCTTAATTAACCCACGGGGCTTCGGCCCCATCAAACGAAAGAAACCGATGAAACCCTCAACCGAAACCCTCCTTGATTATTTGACTGCCTTGGCCATTGGCGTTGGCTTGGCCTGCCTTCTGGTGGCGTGGTGGTCTTCTTGAACTACTTAGGCTGCCAACCCCAAAAGCCTGATGCCAAGTGCATGAATTGCAAGCGGCATAAGGATTCGGGGGTGGTTGTTGTCAATTCAAAAAGTAAAGCATGTGTGTACATGCCGATTTCATTACAGGAGAGAAAATGAAACCAACACCCAATTGCCCCAAAGATTTGTACCAGTTTGATTGCGACATTGAGGGTGTCGACCTGGTCTGCTTCTTGGAATACAGCCCAGAAGAAAAAGGCTCGACCGATTCCCATGGTGCGCCCTATGAGCCTGACTTTGAAGAGTCCATGACCCTCAATAACGCATACATCGCTGGCACTGATGTGGACATTGCCCACATGCTGCTGCAATCTTTGGTGGACCACATCGAGATTTCTGCACTAGAAAAATATAAGGAAAACACGCCATGAAATTCGGCTCTGTTTGCTCTGGTATTGAAGCGGCCTCTGTGGCTTGGCATCCCCTTGGATGGACTGCTGCATGGCTGTCTGAGATTGAGCCATTCCCTTGTGCAGTTTTAAAGCACCATTACCCTGATGTCCCAAACCATGGTGACATGTCACTCTTGCCAGAGAAGATTCTGTCTGGCCAAGTTGAAGCTCCAGACTTGTTCTGCGGCGGCACTCCATGCCAAGCCTTTTCTGTGGCTGGCCTTCGTAATTCTCTGGATGACGCCAGAGGCAATCTTTCACTCACCTTTGTAGGGATAGCAAATGCAATTGACCATGTTCGATCTCTTCGAGGAGATTCTCCAGCAATCGTCTTCTGGGAAAACGTGCCAGGAGTCCTCAACACCAAAGACAATGCCTTCGGCTGCTTTCTTGGAGCGCTTGCCGGTGAAAGTGAGCCGATCACAGCGCCAGGGGAAAGATGGTCAAACGCTGGTTGTGTGTTTGGCCCCCAAAGAACAGTCGCGTGGCGAGTCCTCGATGCCCAATATTTCGGAGTGGCCCAACGACGCCGCCGTGTGTTCGTTGTCGCAAGTGCTAGAGACGACATCAATCCCACAGAGATTCTTTTTGAGTTCGAGGGCTTGCGCAGGGATACTGCGCCGAGCCGAAAAGAGGGGAAAGTCACTCCCACCATCTCTTCAAGCGGCACTGGAGTCAGTCGTGTCGGATTTAACTGTGAAGACGAATGGTTTATAGAAACGCCAGTTGTTGGTGCATTGGATACCGAGTGCGGTGGCAACAAAATGAATCATCAGACTATCAATAGTGGTCATTTACTGCCTGTCAGTTCATTTTATGAAAGCAGCCTTGCTCAATATCGTGAAGCCAATGTCAGCGGTACGATCAAGGCTTCGGGCGGTGTTGCAGGCGGCGGGAGTGAGACATTTTTGGCTCAACCCATCCCTTTAAATACCATGAATTTGTTGGGTAGAGAAGTTGAAAATACTCAGCGTGGATTCGGTGTTGGTAAACCTGGTGACCCGTCTCCTACATTAACCAAATCTCATAGCCATGCGGTGGCGCAGCCAATACCGATCCACGATCAAGCCACGCGCCATGCAGGCAAGAATGGCGATAAAACTATGGGCAAAGGCAATGGTCTTGGTATTGGTCAACCTGGTGATCCAATGAACACATTGACCAAAGGCGACAATCATGCTGTGGCCTATGCCTTTGATAGCCTGTCAAGCAATAGCATGAAGTCAAGTAATCCAAACAGTGGATGTCGTGAAGTTGACTTAGCCAAAACCATTGACACATTTGACCCTAACCCAAGTAAAAACCAAGGTGGCATTGGGGTGATGCAATCCATGGCCGTGCGCAGACTGACACCCACAGAGTGCGAGCGCCTGCAAGGCTTTCCCGATAATTACACCAACATCCCATGGCGCAAAGCGGCTGAATCACCAGATGGTCCAAGGTATAAAGCGCTTGGCAACAGTTGGGCCGTGCCAGTTGTGGCGTGGCTTGGACAAAGAATTAAGGATCAACTTCAATGAAACCCGCCAACCACTACCATGTGCCGAATGAGCAGTTTATGAATTCTCAGAAAGAATTACCACTGGCCCTTGAGGCTTGCCTCGACCTGGTCAAAGACTTGCTCTCACCGGAAGTCTTTGGCCACGCAATGCCTGATGAAGTTAAAAGCCGCGCATTCGTGGTCAGGGCCATGCTGGAGCGCTTAAAAGCTCGAATGGAGGCTGGTAATGCCTAGAGGCAATAAACCCCGTGTAAGCCCTGCTATTGAGGCAGCCTTGCAGAAAAAAGGCAATCTGTCTGACCTTGATCTGGCCAAGATGTGCTTTTGTGTGCGCAGAAGTGCAGCCAGAATCCTGTTTGACATGCACCGCCATGAGCTGGTCCACATCTCTGGCTATACCAGAGTGAGCGCCAATGGCCAGTGGCGGCCACTGTGGTCATGGGGTGAGGGTGTTGACGCTGTGCCGCCTGGGCCAGTGCCAGGCATCGAGCGCATTAGAAAGCACCGAGAGAAAATGAGCGCTGATGACAAAGACTTTGGCTTGGCCAGACGCCGCCAGAAAAGACGGGTCGTCAAACGCGACCCTCTGGTGGCTGCTTTTTTTGGGTCTTAGTTATGGTGCGACATAGTCGGGCAACATTCCACCAATCTGGCCAGAGCTTCTGCCTGCAATACCAGCAGCTCTTGCGCGAGATTCGTTCATTCTCCTAACAATCTCAGCCAGTTGGGTCAATTGCTGTGGATCACGCGAGAGCAAGATGCGGCCAATCTCATTTCGCACCGCCTCTGGGGTTTGAGTCTGACGGGCCATATTGGTGGCAGCCGTGACAATAGCCATTGGGCTTCCAGAGGATACCGCGCCAGCTGTCTGAGCCAATGGTGCGACATCAAGATCAGCCTGCCCAGCCAATCTAGCGGCAGATTGCGATCCACGGCCAGCCGACTCCAATTTTTTGAGTTGCTCTTCTTTCAGCACAGTTGCTGTGTATGCCTTGTAATCATTTCCAAATGCAGCCTTCAATCGGGCTTGAGTTGCAGGCTCTTTGTAAAACTTGAGCAATGATGTTTGGCCAGCCTCTGTGCCGGTCTTTTCACGCAAACCTTGCAACACGCCAATTCTGAATGCGTCAATCTCTGATGGACTCATTCCTCTTGTGGCTTGCTGAATGTCCAGAATGTCGCCCTTCATCACACTCTTACCAATTTCAGCAGCATCTATCATTTGGGATGGTCCAGCCCATGTCTTCATGGCCAAGGTATATGCAGACTGGCCACCCACCTTGGGTGACTTGGACTCAAGCACCCCAACTAATTTCTCACGCACATCATCGTATGCATTGGCTTGTGAATTTTGTCCGGCTTTTCTTAATTCTTTTGATGCGTCATATAAAGATTGCTTCAATGTATCTAAGACATTCATTGGCACTTGCTCACCATACTTGAGCTTGGACAAATCAATTGTCTGACCAGTCTTGGTCTGAAATAACAATTCAGAAGCGCCTTGAACACCTTTAGATTTATTAAATACATCAGTTAAAGAATTGTCAACTTGCAAAACAGCTTTATCGATGGCTGCATAGTAGGGGCGTGATTCAGCAAACCTTTGAGCACTGAAATTGTCCAAAGTCTGTAAAAACTGAGCGCCACCAGTTCCAAGTGTTTCGTCAGCGCCAGTCATCAACCGACCGGCACGGCCAACTTGGCGCTCACGAATGGCGCGCTCTGTAGCAGCTGCCGTTGTGCCAGGCAATGTGGCCTGCACATCAAGCAAGTTACGCATTGACTTGTCACCCACATCGGCAATGCGAGCCTCTGGGCCTAATTTTAAAAGTCTGGCCTGCGCTCTGGTCAATGCGTTTGCCCCTGTCAATGGCTCTGGCACATCACGAATCAAAGCCTCTGCCACTTTTTGCTGGGCGTATGTGCCAGCAGCTGTGGGAGACATGCGCGCCATGACCTGACGACCACCAGCGCCAACCATGCTCATTACCGGCTGAGTGGTAACACCAAGGCTGCCGCCGACCAATGCGCTTTTGCCGGCCTCTTTCAGCACATCCAATGCGTCATCTTCGTATGAGCCACCAAGGCCGCTGACAAATCCATAGCCAGCACCAGAGCCACCAGCTTGGGCCATGCGCTGGCCTAAACCCATGACTTGACCAGCACCAGGCGCAGCAGTCATGTATCTGCCTGCTGCTTGAATTGATGGCGCAACACTTGGCGCCACCTTCCCAATTGCAGGCAGTGCAGCTCCACCAACATTTCTCGCGACAGTGCTTGGCAGGCCGCCAAGGACCATTGGCAAACTGGCCACCATCTGGCCACCAGCCGCCTTGAATGGCGCTTCTTGCTCATAGGACTCAGCAGCACCGCGCATGATGTCGCGGCCTTGTGCGTAGGCTTCACTTAATGGAATGCCTTGCTCAATGGCTGCAAATGGAGCGCCAACAGCCCCCACAATTTTTGGGAATGCGTTGAATGTTGGGCCTTGCATGGCGCTGACAAATCCGCGAAATGCCGTTGGCAGTTCTGTGCCTTCTCGGTAGGCCGGAGACTGGCCCAAGAATTTTAGGATTTCAGCTGGCCTGTACTGATTCTCAAGCGCTGCCGTGACCTGTGGTCCAACAGTTGGCATCTGGGCCAAGAATTGAATGATTTCGTCATCCTTGTAGCCAGCTTTTTGAGCTTCTTTGATTTTCTCTTTAATGCCATCCATGATCAGCCTCCTGGTATTCCAAAGATGTTACCAAGGGATGGTCTTGTTGTACCACCGCCGCCTGTGGATGGCGTTGCACCGCCGCCTGCACCAGGCGCATTGCGCATCAATGATGGGATTTTTGCTGGAGCGCCAAGAGCTGTATTAAGGTTTTTAAAACCATAAGCCTGACCAAATCCCTCATATTCACCGCGCTTTTGGTTGTATGCCTGCCCAGCAGCTGCATACAGTTCGTTGGCCAAAGCCTTAAAGTCATCCCGCTGTGTGGGTGTGAGTTTTTGGCCAGACATCATGTTGTTGAAATAGTTCTGCAATCTGTCCATGCGGCCAGAGGCAGCCATGGCAATTGCCAATTCAGACTCGCGCACCACAGAGCCTGGGTCTAGCAATTTCATAATCTTGGTAGCACCAGCAACATCACCAATTGGTGTGCCTGCGCTCAATGATGAAACCACCTGACCAAATGCGGCCTGCATATCGCTGAAGTCTTTATAAATTGGCTCGGATTTAAATGCCTTACTAAGACTCATTTCATTCTCAAAGCCCTTTTGTCCACTAGTCATGTCTACTGGCACTGTGACACTTGTCTTTGGTGCAATCTGCGCACGATACTGGCCAACTTG